GGCCGCCACGCCGTGCAGCGTCCCGTAGGAGCCGCCACGGTTGGTGATGTTCACCAGCCCGTTCATGGCGCTGTTGTACGACGTGTCGCTGGCCGTCGCCTTGACGACCCAGTCCGACCCGGTGGTGCCGGAGATCGCGGCCGACAGGGTCAGGGTCGAGTTGTCACCCGAGACGCTGATCGCGGTGACCTGCGCCCGCCCGCGCACGGCAGGACCGGAGGGGTTCAGGATGGCGATGGTGTCGCCCACCGAGATGAGCAGCGAGCCCTGCCCGGCGTTGGCCAGCCCGTAGGGGCTGTTGACCACGACGGTGACCGGCGGGCCAGCGGAGTAGCTGGACACCAGCGCGACGATGCCGTCGGGCTTGTTGTGGAGCGCCTGCTGCATGAGCAGCTTGGAGGCGTCCTTGATCTCCTCCATCGTCTTGCGGAGGATCGTGGTGAACGCGGCCTCCTTCGACTGCGTCCCGACGAAGGCGAGGCCGTCCACCTGGCGCGTGGTGTAGGCGCGGACCACGCCGACGTTCGCCTGGACTTCCTGCGCGGTGGTGTCACCGGGGAAGTAGCCGGCGCTGGAGAACGTGGCGCCCGACGCGCGGCCGGTGACCACGTCGAAGAACACGTTGTTGCCGCCCCAGCGCATGTTGCGGATGCCGCCCGCCTTGGCCTTCTCCAGCTGGGCGAGGAGCGGGGTGACCTGATTCTGGACCTTCTCGCGGAACTGGGCGTAGACGTTCTTGAGGAGCCCAGTCAGCTCCGTATCGGTGATGACTGTCGGTGCAGGCATGGTGGTCCCTCCTATGGGACGCTAGCGAATCGTGGAAAGAACGCTGGCGATGGCACTTTCCATCGCCTCGTCAACCGTGGTGATCGGTTTGGTTTTCGGCTTGCTCGCCGCTGGAGCAGCGGACCCGGTGACGGGCTTGAGCGCCTGACCGATCTGTCGCTTGGCTTTCTGCGCCTCGACGCGCGCCCGATCTCGCTCGACCAGCGCCTGTTCCCGAACGGGATCGGTGGCTGATTCGCTGCGGTACCGATGCGCCATCTGCGCCCAGAGGGCCAAGTCCTCCACGATGTACTTTCGCACCGCATCGTAGCGTGACGCGGGAATGTATCGGTCCCCCGTGGGGGCGATCACCGCGTGCGCCTGCATGGCGTCAGCCAATCGTGTTTCCAGTTCCGCCAGCTGGATGGTTGGCAGGGTCTGAGCGATCAGACTCAGGGCCGGTGCCACCTCCTGCATGTGGAACTGCTGTCCTACGGCCGAAATATGCTGCAACTCCTGCTGCAGTTGCAAGTTGCGAAGATCCTGCTCCGCCCGCTCCGCCCGACGCTCCGGGCTGTTCTCGCGGGCAAACTGCTCCTGCACAGCCAGGAAGAACTCGTCGTCGGTCAGCAGGCGCTCCAGCTGCGCCTCGCGCTCGGCCAGCATCTCGGCCAGCTCGGCCCGCTGCTGGGCGACCGCCTGCGCCTCCTGCTCGACCGACTGGACCCGCTCCTCGCGCTCCTGGTTGTACACCCCGAACTGGGCCAGCTTGACCACCTGGTCCAATCGGTCCCGGCGCACCTTCCCGTTGGCCTTGTACTCGACCATGAGGGCCGGTACCTCCAACTCCTCGCCCTCGGCGTCCTTGAGGACGAAGTCGGTCGCCAGCGTATCGGCCACCGGCTCGACCATCACGAACCCGTCCGGCAGCGCCACCTCCGCCGCGCCTTCGTCCGCCCCCTCCTCGCCCTCCTCCGCCTCTAGGACCGGCTGGTCCAAAACGTCGGTTGGCTGTTCGGTTGACTGTTCCCGCTCGGCGTCCTGCTCTTGCGTGAACTCCGCGATGGCGGACTCGACGGCGTTGTCCATCGTGGCGCTGATGTCGGATGGCGCCTCGGCGGCTTGGGTGGGTGTGGCGACAGCGGATTCCATAGAGGGAAGGACTGGGGTGTACTAGGTCTGCCGGGATAAGGCGTCCGCTTGGAGTGCGGCTTGCTCGGCCTCGTCGGTGCCGGCCATCGTCTGCTGCATGAGGTTGGCGACACCGATGGGGGGATTGCCGCTCGCCAAGGGCAACTGGCCCGGCGGGAGCGCAGGCACGGAGGCCGCCTGCGGCCCTTCGCCGGGGCCGCCCATCGGCGGGCCAGCGGGGGCACCGGGGGGCATCCCGCCCTGCTTCTGGTTCGCCTGGTTGGCCAGCGCCGTCCACCGCTCCTGCGCGGCGGCGATGATCTCAGGCGACAAGTCGTCTTGCAGCAGGATCTGGCGCTCCAGCACGTCCTGGTGGATCGCCTCGTTGTCCTGCCACCGCAGCTCGGGGGGCGCGTAGCCCATCCGGATGGCTTCGGCCACCCGCATGGCGCGCGCCTCCTGGTCCTCGTCCGGCGTCCCCATGTCCCGCGCCACGGCGAACATCTGCCGGCGCCGGTACTCCTTGAGGTCGATGACGCCGGTCTGCAGCCAGTTGTCCAGCAGGTACATGCGGAACGCCATCGGCATCGGCATCATCGTGGCGGCGTCCACCTTCACGTCGGAGATGCCGTCAAAGTCCGTGGCCGACACGGCGCGGGCGAGGTCGGGACGGCCCTTGCCCACGGCGCCCAGCGCCCGGGGCACGTCGTAGCCCCACGCCATGCCGGCGAGCGTCACCTTGGCCCAGTCCGTGAACGCCATCGCCAGCGCGTTGACGGCGGGACTGAACACGCGCTCCAGCTGCTCACGCGAGGCGATGATGGCGCGGCCGGACTCGCCCGTGACTTGCCCGCGCGAGACGGCGTTCCAGCCGCTGGCGTCCTCGAACGCGGTCTTTTCCAGCGCCAGCGCCTCCTTCACGTCCTGCCCGACGCTGAACCCCTGCACCGGCTGGATGGTGTCGCTCATGGGGCCAGCGCCCCGGATTTCGATCATGGACGTGACGCCGCCCATGAACGTCTCGGTGGCGATGGCGTTGGGGCGCGTCAGGAACCGCCCGCCCGCGTTGACGCGGATGTTCTCGACCCACTTGGAGAGCAGGGCGTTGACCCGCATCTGGTGGTCCAGCCACTGCTCCATCACGGGGCGCGGGAAATACGACGGGTCGCTGGAGCCGTCGCGCACGGGGATGACGGGGATGACGCCCCACATCAGCCGGTCCGGCCCGAACACGACCTTGTCGCCCACCACGACCAGGTGCAGCCCTTCGGGGAGGGCGTCGGCGTGGGGCGCCACATAGACCGTGAACCGCTCGGTCACGTCCTCGTCGCGCAGCCGCTGCCCTTCCCCGATGGTCGTCTGGGTCAATACCCACGCGCCCAGCCCTTCCGACCCGTTGTAGGTCGGGGCGTTGCCGGTGGCCAGCGTGGTGTCGGCGGCGTCCAGCCCGGTCACGCCGTAGCGGAACGCCGCCTCGGAACGCGAGATCACCTCCCGGATGATGACCCAGTACGGTGGGATGCTGGCGGTGGCGTTGGGCGCCACGCGCACCTGTTCGACCCGCAGCGTCTGCGTGACGAGGTCGCCCAGCGGCTTGCGCTCGCCCGGCTGGTCCCCCATCCGCTCGTCCCACGGCCCCCGGTCGGGGTCCCATCCTTGGTGCCAGAAGGCCACGCCGTCCGTCTGCGCCCAGAACACGGCCTCCCGCCCGATCCGCGCCATCTGCTGCTGTTCGTGCTGGTACTCCAGCGCCACTTGCTGCGCTTGGGCCTTGCGCCGGTCCTCGGGGTCCTGCGTGGTGGGGGTGACGCTGAATCCCGGGCGCTGATCCATGATGATCTGCATCCGCTGGTCCAGCGCCTTGTCCACCATGTTGTACACCACGCGGGCGGCGTCGCGCGGGCGGGCCGGTTCGCTCCACGGCCCTACGCCCTTGGACGAGATCCACTGCTGCCCGGCGCGGAACAGCCGGTTGCGCTCGACCAGGTGCAGGTGCATCTGCACGGACTCGCGCCGCGACTCCCACAGCCCGCGTGTCCACGACGCCCAGGCGTCCATGTCCTCGGCGCTGCCGGGGGTGGCCATCGGGAAGTCGGCGCCGTAGAGCGCCTTGCGGAGCGCGGCCAGCCGCTCGGCCTTGGTGCGGCCGTCCTTGTCCGGAGCGTTAGGCGCCACCTGCTCGTTGGGCGAGAGCGGGTTAGTAGACTCGCCCAGCGCCTCACGGATGATGGCATCCATGTCCACGCCCAGCATCTCCTCCCCCTGCACGCCGCCCAGCGGGTCCATGAAGGGGTCGATATTGGCGTCCAGCGGGGGCATGGTCATGCGGAACTCCGGTTAGTCGTCGATGCGGCCGATGCCGAACGCGGCCCGAACGCGGTTCCAGTCGCGCAGCTGCTCGTACCGTTCACGGATCGCCTTGAGCGTGTCCTCCTGCGCCCACCCTTCGCTCTGCGTCATGGCGAGCGCCACCAGATCCTCCGGGATGTCCGCATTGTCCACGGCGTCCGGCGTTTCCGGTGGACGGACTGGCGCAAATAGCTCCACGACCGCCGCCAGCCGCCAGACGGCGTAGGCCGCCACAATGGCCCAGAGGACATGCGCCGCGTCAGACATCGCGCCTTAGCGGCCAAACAAAGTGATGAGGATCCGGCCCGCCGTGTAGGGCGCCGCCGTGCCCGCCGCCCCGCCCGCCAGATACAGATACCCGTTGGCCACGACGGCGTCGGGTGCGGTGCCCTTGACGGCCGCCAGCGTCCACGCGCCGCCGGAGGTGACCACGGCCGCCTGCCCGGCCAGCCCGGTCACGGCATCGTCGAACTTGCCCGTGCCGGCGGTGGCGACGTACAGGTCGATGTCGGTCACGCCCCCGGCCGGCACTTCGAGGCAGGTCATGGTGCCGCCAACGATAGTGCCGTTGACCGCCGCCGTGATCTGCGTCAGGTAGGCGGCGCTGGTGCCCTGCCCGATGATGTCAAGGTCGGTGGTGCTGGACTCCAGTCCGGTCAGATCCACGAGAATGCGCGTGACGCGAAGAGCGCCCTCGCGTACGACGCTGGTCGAAACGAATCCGCCGGTCCCAAGCGCCCCGGCGCCGTTGGCCACGGCGGTGCCACCGACGACTGTGGCAGCTGGCAGTTCCTGCACAAGGTTCATCAGCACGGCGTCCTGCACCGCCTGCTGGCCGTCCAGCACGATGGCCGACAGCCCGTTCAACTCGCAAAAGTTGGCCAGCGCCATCTGCGCCGTGGTGGGGTTGTCGAAGGTCTGCGCGGGGAAGCTCATAAGTCAGTCCTCAGCAAAAGGGGAAATGGGTCAGGACGCGGCGTAGCGGATGGTGACCACGGGGTCGCCGCTGGTGTAGGCGCTGCAGCGCGCGCGGAAGCCGGCGAGGCCGAAGGTCGGGACGCTCCAGATGCCCACGGCCGTGGCGGTCGTCACCAGCGTAGCATAGGCCGGCTGCTGGCCGACCGGCACCATGCTAGCCGCGACCCACGTCGTGCCGTCCACGGTGGCCTCGAACGTGATCGTGGCGCTCAGCGTGCCGGTGATCTGCACCGAGACGGCGCCGGGCGACGGGAAACCGAGGACCGTGGCAGCTTGGTCCTGCGCCGAGACGGTGATCTTGTCAGACTTGAGTACGGTGGCGGCCATCAGTCACACTCCGTCGAAAGGGGGAAAGCGGGCCCGGAAGGAATCGAACCTTCAACCTCCGGTTTTGGAGACCGGCGCTCGGCCAGTTTGAGCCTCAGACCCATGTATCGTCCTACGTCAGCAGTCCCACGCCCGCAAACTCTTGTTGATCCGGCTGTCCGGGTCACGCGCCGTTTTCGCGCTGGTCAGCTTGGCCTTCATGCCTTTCATCCGCTTGCAGAAGGCGATGCGGCGCTTGGCGCTGGTCGGGCTGCGCGCGGCTTCGGCCTTCTTGACGGGCGGCTTGATGTCCCGCCCTTCGGCGCGGAGCGAGGCACGGCCCTTGGCGTTGAGGCCGCCGGCCGGATTCTGTCCCTCTGCTCGCTGCCACGCCGGGGTTTTTGGCACTACGCCTCCATCTCCTCGTCCTCGTACTCCTCGTCGTCCATCTCGCCCTCGTTCTCGGCCAGCTTCGCCTCCAGTTCGGCGATGCGGGCTTCCAGGCGGGCGATGATCTCGTCTTTCGACTTCGGGCGTTCGCCGGACATGGGCATGGGGCTTCCTTTGGCGCCTTTCTTGGGCATCCCGACCGCGATCATCACGGTCATGCCGGGGCCTTTGGGGGCAGGTTTTCCGTT